TAATAATGCAAAATTATCTTGTTTAATTTTTCTTTTTTGTTTTGTAACAATATTATCATAATTATCAATAAGATTCTCAATTTTAGCATTAATTTCTTTATCGCTATTAAATATATATTTTTCTTTTAAAATATCAAACATTATTTGTTTAAATTTAGTATCTTGTAAATTATATTCTAAGTTTTTATCAAGTAATTCTTTAGCAGTTTTAATATCAGAAATAGTTGTATCAAATAAATCATCATAATAAATATCTTCATTAGATTTATTATATTTTAAAATTAAATTTTTATCTTTATAGACTTTTACAATTTCAAAATTATCACACTTATTAAAATAAAAACTATACAATTCTTTTTGAGCTAAATAATCTGATTTAATTTGAGATAATTCATTTTCTAAATTTATTATATTGTCTTCAGTTATATAATATTTTTTTTTTTCAGACTCTTCTAATTCATACCATAATTTATTCAACAGAGAATTTGGTATATTATTTTTGCTCTGATAATAATTTTTAGCAATAAGATTTAAATGATTTTTAATTTTGAATAAAACTTCATTTTTATTAACATTCGAAATAAAATCATAAAATAAATTACCATTATCAAATGATTTATTAATATTACTTATAAAATTTATAGACATTAATTCAATATTAGATAAATCATTATTGTAGTTTAAATTATATTTATATAAACTATCTAAATTAATAATATTATATACACTTAATATTTGATTTAGTTTTTCTATATTTAGAGAAGGTAATTTATCTGATTGTGAAAATATGGTATTATATAATTGATTTTTATAATAGGTATATTCATACAAATTTCTAGTAACAAGAAATTTAATTATAACATTTTTTAAAATACTATTAAAATCGTTTATATCACTTTGTATATCTATTTTTATTTGTAAATTAAGAAAATTAACAATATCATATAAATCATCTTTAGTATAATTATTTTTAATTATAGGTAGAATTGAAGCGAATATTTTATCTATTAAATTAGAAATATACAGTGAAGGATTATTAATTATTAAAATTTCATTTAAATTTTCTTTTTCTATTTTTTTTTTATTTTTTAAAATTGATATAATTAATTGTTTAGCAATGATATTTACATTTTTTTTTTGTTTTTTATCTAAATTACAATATTTGGAATATTGAATATAATATTCAGAATTATTTTCAAATAATTTGTGAATATTTAGTTTTTTGATTTGATTATAAGAAAAATTATCAATTGATAAATTATATTTTTGAAGTATTGAATTAATTTCTGTGAAGTTATTACATTTATTTAATTTATCTTTTTCAATATAGTTGAATATTTCATCAGAACTTGGAACTACCTTATCTAAATAGTTCAATAATGTAATTTGATTAATTTTTTCTTCATCATTATTAAAATATATAAAATTATTTTTAGTATAATCTAAATTAGTAACATTATTAATATTTTCATATACACTATAATTTTTAAGAATATTAGTATTATTATTAGTGTTATTTACAGTAAAATTTATTTGATCAACTAAATTATATCCAATATTTTTAATTTGATTAAATTTTATAATATTACTAACACCATATTTTTCCATGTCTAAATCATTTTTTTCATAAAAAGTATTATTTAAAAATTCAGGATAAAAATCATGAACAGATTTTAATAATATTCCAGTAATTTTTAAGGATTCACCTTTTAGATATAATATTCTAGAAGGAGGAATTGTAAGACTTTTATTATATTCAGAAATTTTGTGTTCTTTTTTATCTTTAGCTCCACTATAAAATAATTCATTTGTATCTCCACTTCCAGTACATGTAGTAATACCAGCTAATTTGGAAGTTTTTTTTTCAGTAATTAATCTATTAGAATTGTAATTATCATTTAAAACAGTTATATTACCGATTGCTATTCTAGAATCAATAAAATTATTTTTGTTGATAGAGTGATCAGTATCTTTTTTAGACATGTCTAAAGAATTACATCGTTTACTTTGAGGAAATTTTAAACATGATCTATAAATCACTTGGTCAAATTCAACATTTGTAGTTTGATAATATGATATTTTTTTTTTTATAGTAGGATTCATATTAGATATAGAATCAAGATCTTCTTGTTTTGTAGTTGTATATTGATTTATATCAGGTTTTTCTTCTAAATAAGGTTTATTTATGGAATAAAAAAAGGATCTTTTTTTGTCTTCATCTTCCAAAATTAAAACTTCATTATTATTAATATCATACTGTAATTTAGTAATATCAGTTTTATTATGATAATTTTTAATATTTTCAATCATGGCAGATAATTCATCATCCGGATTTACAAAATAAATATCTGGATAAAGAGTTTGATTATCGAAATCATCATCTATAAAACTCTGATTTTTTGTATATATTTTTTTAATATCATAAACAAGTGGTTTTAAAATAAAATCATTATAATTATTATTTATAAAATTTTCAATTAATGGTTTTTTATTTGAATTATAATTTTCTAAAGATGAATCCAAGAAGATAGTAGCTTTATTTTCAAGTTTAAATAGTAATTCATCTTGACCCATTTTTTTATATATATTCGTATCAAACAAATGTTCTAATAAACTATTATGTTGTTGATTATAAGAATATATAATCTCATAAGGTTTAGATTCTCTAATAAATTTTATAGTAGATATTAGAATATCACTATCATCAAAAGTTAATTTATTAGATAAAGACAAAGATTCTTCTGAATCTTTAGATTTTACTTCAATTTGTTCTTTTTTTTTTTCTAATTCAGAGCTAGATATTTCCTTTTCTAATATTATTTCCTTTTCTAATATTATTATATTTACAATATCAGTTTTAAGTTCTTCATCACTTAAATCTAATTCTATTGTTTTACTGTCTTTTGTTTCTATAACTAGTAATGTTTCTTTTTCATATAGTATAATAACTCCATCATTATTTAATTCTTCATCTTCATATATTATTCTAACAATTTCAGCTCCTTGTAAATCTAATTTATCTAATATATTATTTAATTTTGTTTTTACAGATTCCGTATTCATATACCTATTATAAATGTAGAGATTTTTTTGAATTATAATACATTCAATTTATTTATATAAAAAATACTTAAAACTTATTTATTTTATTATTAAATAGTATATAAAAATGACAACAATAAAAAATTTTTTAACTGATAACAAAAATTTAATGTATAATGATTTAAAAGGTAAATTAAAGAATATTAATTTATCTATTAAAGAATTAGATAATTTATTTTTATTAAATTATAAAGAAGATTATAAAAAAGATATTGCTTCAAATATTTTATTAGATAAAAATTTAATAGATGAATGTAGAAGTATTATAATTGATAAGAATAATTATGAAATTAAAATGTTAGGTTTGATTGGATCAATAAAATTTGAAGAATTTATAAAAAATGTATCATGGAATGATTTAGTAGTAGAAGAATCAATTGATGGAACATTAATAAATTTATATTATAATAATAATGAATGGAATGTTTCTACAAAAAAAACATTAAATGGAGAATGCTATTGGAATACAAAAAGAACTTTTAAAGAATTATTTTTAGAAACTATTAATAAATTAAATTTGAACTTTAATATTTTAAATAATAAAAATTGCTATTCATTTGTATTATGTCATCCTGAAGCAAGAAATGTTACTTTATATGATCATCCAAAATTATATCATATTTGTACAAGAGATCTTAATACTTTAAAAGAAATTGATGAGGATATTGGAATAATAAAACCAAATATACTAAAATTAGATGATTATAATATACTAGAAAATAATTGTAATAGTTATGATGATCTATTAAAAAATTTAAATTTATTGAATTATACAAAAGAAGGATATATGTTATTTAGTAAAAATAGAAAATACAGAACAAAATTAAGAGGAAAAAATCATTTAGAAATAAAAGCTCTAAAAGGAGAATATTGTAATATGAAATTGAGAATATTAGAAATAAGAAAAGATAACAATATGAATTTATTTCTAGAAAATTTTTCCGAATATTTTGAAGATATAAAAAATATAGAAACTTCAATTGATAATCTTGCCAAAAAAATTTTATATTTTTACACACTAATAAATATTAAAAAAGAACGTAGAGAATTACCATTATTTATAAAAAAACCTTTATATTGTGTACATAATATCTATTTAAATAATATAAATGAAGAAATACCTTGTAAAAATATACTAGATAATACATTAAATATTAAATACAATAAAACACAACTAAATTTAAAAAAAAAAAAATATAATATACAATTATCTGATATAATAAAGTGGTTAAATGATCAAGAACCTAAATATTTATGTTATTTATTAAATAACGAAGAATCGTGTAATTTACCAAGATAGATTAATACTTAAATAGTATAAATATCTTTAATTAGAAAATTATCAAAATTTAGATGATTATAATAATTATCATCATCATTAATTATAAAAGAAGATTTATCTAATTTAGTTAATTGAAAAACTTCACTTGTTATATCACTAATTTGGTTTAGAATATTTATTATAGTTTTAATAAAAATCATTTTAACAATATCAGTTTTTATATTTGAAATTGTACTATCTTTAGAATCATATTTATTAGTTGGAAATATTTTCTTTAATAAGTTTTGGTGTAATATTCGATAGTTTTCATCACTTATAGTAGGATTTAGTTTAATTTTTAGTTGTATTTCTTCTGTTAAAGGATGTGGCATTTTGTAACTAGAAAATGTAATAATATTACAGTCAATTGGATTATCATTTTTACAATAAAATTCTTTAAAATATTCAGATATAAGATTACCTATAGTATGATTTTCATTTTTAATATTAATATAGTATCCCATCAATTCATCTCTTGATTCATTAATTTCTAATTTTAATTCATTAAATACTATATCAAAATATAAAGAATCTTTATTTAATGATATTGAATTAAGAATATCTCTTAACATTAATTCTAATAATATTACAGAATCAAGCATTAATTGATTACTTGTAAGAAATCCTATAGATTCTATTGTAAATTGGAATTTATTAGCATCACCGTTATCATTTTTATAAAATACTCTCTGTTTATCTAACATATCAAATGATTTTTTTAAGTCAATTATTTCTTTTTGAGTATATACAGGTAGACCTTTACTTTCGCGTTCCTTATTTTTATAATCTATTTTTAATCTAAATATTTCATTAGCATATTCATCATTAGTAATAAAACTATAGGATACTGTTCCTACTGGACAATATCTAGCACTTTGAAGACCTATTCCTTTTCCAGGTTTAACGTATATTTCTAACTCTTCTCCATTGTCATCTACTAAAATATTAGGTTTCAAAATATCAAGAATACTGTAATCATTTGTATAAGGATCAGGTTTAAAAAATTGTAATTTTCCTTCGTTAACAAGTTTTTCAATTTCATCAATATTTCCATTACGATTATCAATTTTAAAATCATTTGAAGATATTTGTAAAGAACCTACAGTTTTTTTTAAGTCTCTAGTTTCTTTATTATTTTTAATTATAAGATAAAATTTAGGTACAATATTACTATTAAAATCGATTTCTCTAGTACAATTTTTATAATTAAATTTACTATTAAGTTTTAAATATGGATTGTCCATAGATAATGGTATTAAAGATATTCTATGTGAAAGAAATTCATTATGAATACCAGATGTATTTTTTTTTATATTTATAGATCTAAAGTGTTCATTATCATCCCATATATCATCAAAAGCAACAACAGGTATATTAGAAAGTAATATTCTTCTAATAGAATTAGCTAAAGCGACTGGAATATTTTTAATTATAAAATCAGTTTGAACATCTTTTTTTGTTTCATTAAAATATTCAATATATTTACTCATTATATTTATATTAGAATATAATATAACTTTATGTAAATCAAATTTTTTAAATGATTTAAATAAATTTTAATTTATTTAAATTAATTAAGTATAAAATGAATTTAATTTATATTATTAAAAAATATAGATGAGAGATAAACCAATATTATTTTATTCACCTAATTGTCAACATTGTAAAATATTATGGCAAAATTTGTCAGAAAAAAATTTATTAGATAATATTCATAAAATAAATATACATGAAAATCAAATACCATCTAATATTACAAGTGTACCAACTTTATTAATTAAAGGTAGACCTTTATTAACAGGCAATGCAATTGAATTATTTTTTAACAGTTATACTCCAAATAACAATAATTGTACAAAAAATAATCTTCCTAAAAATAATGAAAATCATAAGAATATAGAAGAATCAATTAAAGATTTTTTACCAGGAGAAATGGGTAGTGCGTGGTCAGACAATTATTCATATTTAGATACAGATAATCCAATAGATCATAGTTATTCTTTTTTATCAAATACTAATACAGGAATTCCTGATATTACTAGTACAAATAATAATTATTCAAACGATCGAAATAGTAAAAGTGGGAAAAATGATGATATAGCTAGAAGAATGGAAGCCTTAAAATCTTCAAGAGAAATAGATATAAATCAAAATCAAAATATTAGAAGTTTTAATTAAATATTGTAAATTCGCTAAATTATATTAAAAAATATATACATATATAGAAATATATGTCTACATTATCAGCTTTTAATACTCAATTAACAAATTTATCTAATAATTTAAGTGAATCATATCCAAACGATCCAGATTTACAATTTTCAAGTACAACTATAAATTTTTTAAAAAGTACTAATCCAAGAAAACTTCAAGAAATTTTTAATAAATATATTTATATTTATAAAGATGAAATAATGAATCAAGATGAAAATTTTTTATTAAATAATGACTTTATTAATAATACTGTTAATAATGATAATGTTGATTATGCGATATCTATTATGAATAATTTAAAAAAATATTGGAATGATATGGATAATGAGAGTAAAGATAATATTTGGAAATATTTTAAAGTTTTAGTAATTTTAAATACAAAATGTATAGAAGAATCAAAATAAATTGCGTATTAATACTTTTTTTTTTGTTTAATCAATAATATATAGAATAATACAAAATGTTACATTTAAATAATTTTAACAAAAATTTACAACAATTTATTGCTAATATTATTTCAAATTATCCGAGTATGGATAAAGATATAAATAATATATATAAATTTCCTACAGAAGATGAAATCTATATTTTAGATTTTTTGAAAAATACTGATAATATGGGTTTTGATATATCTACAAAAAATGAAATTATTTTTTCAGAAAATAATAAAATATTAAATGCTATAGATTTTTATAAAATATGGAATGATGAATCTTTAGAAGATTTTGATAAAGATATAATATGGAAATATTTACATGTTTTATATTTACATGCATTTTCATATAAAACAAATTTAGATATTAAAGATATAAAAAATAAATATAAAAATTTAGAATTAGATTCACCAGAATTAGATGAACGGACTAAAGCTGTACTTAATATATTAGAATTTATGAAATATGATTTCACAAAAAATAGTGAAATTGATACTATTGAGATAGATGAAGATATAGATAAAAATGATATTTTACCGAATTTCGGATCAGGTATGCCAAATATGAATGGATTGTTAGATGGTGAAATAGGAAATTTAGCGAAGGAAATTGTAAAAGATATAGATACATCAAATATAAAATTAGATAATCCAGATCAATTATTAAAAGGATTATTAAATGGTAATTTAGAAGGAACAGAAGATTCAGGTTTAAAAGATCTTATAGGAACAGTAGTTAGTAAATTAGAAAATAAAATGTCAAGTGGAGATATAAATGAACAAAAATTATTTAATGAAGCAAATAGTATGATGGGTAAATTAGGATTATCTAAAAACATGTTTGATGAATCAGATAATGATAATGATAATGATAATTCTATAAATAATATTTTTAATAATTTAAAAGAAGATTTCGATAAAGACGGAGGTTTTAAAGATTTTGTAAATAATATGAGTAATAATGAAAATAATGGAGAATTCATGGATTTTATAAAAAATATTAATTTGAATCCTAAAGATAGTTCTAATAAACAAAAAATAGAATTGGAAAAAAGACGAGATATTTTAAGAAAAAAATTAGATAAAAAAAAAAAAAAAAAATTATTAGAAGATAATAATTCTAAAAATAATATATAAAATTTATTATTTATAGATTAATTTTTTTTTGATTAATTAATTTATAAATAATGTATAAATATTAATTGAAAGATATATAAGTAAAAAAATAAATAGTATAAATATTTCTAATAATATTATAATAATATTATGAATTCTATAGATAAATCTAAATCTAAATTAAAAGAAAATTCGGATAAATTTTGGTATGATGATCCGAATATATTATTTTCAGTCAATAGAATAAAAAATTTTTTTCCTAGTTCTAATATGTCTTTTGAAGAACAATTAAATTCATATACAAGATTATCTTTTTATATAGCTTTTATTATGTATGCTTATACAGGTAAATATCATTTTTTATTCATATTTATAATCACAATAATTTTAACATTTTTAATATATAATAATAATAATAATAAAGTATTAATTGGTAAAGAGATAGAAAAATTTGGAAATGATTATTATCCAGCAGATTATGTTTATCCTACAAAGGATAATCCATTTATGAACATAACAATGGAAGATTATAGAAAAAATCCAAATAGGCAAGCTATTACTAAAACACATAATTTTGATAAAAAAATATTAAATCAGATAGAGTCTAAATTTAATTTAAATTTATATAAAGATTTGGATGATATTTTTGAAAAAAAGAATTCTCAAAGACAATTTTATACGACTCCTATTACAACAATCCCAAATGATCAAACAAAATATGCCAATTGGTTATATAAAATAGATAAAACTTGCAAAGAGGGGGATGGTACTCAATGTAATCAGAATAATTATAATCCTACATATTTAGGAAGTAGATATTCTGAATTATAAATTTAATTTTTAAAATTATTGTATTTATTAATTATAATAATTTATAATTATATAATATATGAATAATAGTTCTCTAAAAAATAAGAAATCGTGTCAAAAATATAAAGAATCTCATTTTAATATTCAAGGACTTTCAAGATTATCACATGATCCTTGTTATATGAATTTTCAATCTAAAGTAACTCAAAAACCTATTTTACATACTACAAAAAATTTTCATGACTGTGATTGTATGGCCCCTAAAGTGAAAGATCTCTCATTACAAAATCCAGAAGTTTTATTTAAAGATGGTTATGGGTGGAGTTCAATTGACGGATGTAATATAGATGATGATTCTAAATTGAGAAATGCTAGAAATTTAACTAATACTAGATGTATCAATCAATTATTTGAACGTCCATACGCATCTATACCATTTATGGGTAGAGGTGAAGGTAATATATGTCAAGAAAATAAATTATTACCTGGTGAAGATACATATCAAAATAGACCTTGTAATAATTTAGCAGGTATTACTATAGATAGATTTATACCCCAAGTTCCTTGTATTAAAGAAAATATTCAAAATAGTAAAAATATAATTTTTGAAGATAATTATTCTGACTGGATTAGGGGTGGTCAACCTTCTAGACAAGTTATAAGAGATAAAGATTACTTAAAAAAATGTGGATTAAAATATAATGGAAAATATTGGGAAAGAAATTAATTAAATATTATAGAATTTTTTAAATTTATTTATAAAAAAATTCTTAATATATATATATATAATGAGTTCAAACAGATTAATTTATGATACTTGTGCATATTCTAAGAAGATTGATGAAAGTGTTGGTCCGTTAGCATATGTTCTTAATCCTATGAAATATGAAAATTGTAATAAATGTAGACATGAATTAGGATTAGTAGGAGGCCCTGCTGTAAGTCATATTCAAGGAAATTTAGTTGATTTAGAAAATGATTTAAGAGGAGCAACTAGAGATAATAGTTTATGTCCTTCAAAAAAATATGCTCCTAATCAACCAATTACAGTATCAGGTAGAAATTGTAATAAGCCAAGAAATGTTGAAACAGATTTACTTCATTTACCACCTTGTCAAATGATTAGATATAAACCAACACCTCTACCTCAACCACCTAAATTAGAGAATTGCCCTTCTCCCAATTTACCTAATCCAAATGTATGTGGACAACAATGTTACTAAATTATAAATCTATTTATATATAGAATTTTAATATTATTAAAAGTATAAAAATTTTATATTTATAATATATATTAGATAATGAGTTTTAATAGACTAAGTTATGATTCTGGCGCATATTCCCAGGATATTAATGAATCTGTAGGACCAGGTGTATATAAATTAAATGAACCAGGTGTAGCATGTCCTAAACAATGTTACCCTTACCCACCTTCTATCAGATTACAAAAACAAGGTGTATCAATCGATAAAACAAAATTTTTAATAGATGTAGATTCTGAATTAAATGGTTTATTTAAAAAATATACTAAAGATCCTTCAAAAAATTTTGTTCCTTGTTGTCCAGATACAGTTTGTACATCTGGCGAGTTATGTGGACAAGGAGTTGCTGGAGCTTGTAAAAATAATAAAGGATTAAAAAGAGGCGAAAGATATCCTGATGACAGTTTACATCATTTTCCAGATTGTTTTATTCCTGTAGAACATACAAGAATTTCGAATCCTACTTGTAATTTACGAGGTACTGGTTGGAATAGATGGGAATGGTTATGTTTAGATCCACAAGAACGTACTGAAATTCCTTTCGATTTTAATATTTCAAACAGAATTGTAGTTAAAGATAATCATAGACCATGTGTACCTAGACCGGTAGATCCTACCCTCGGTTTACCTAAAGGAGGTAATCTACCATGTACAAATACAAATCCTACTTGTGGTGTTTATACTGATGCTCCTTCTGTTCATTGGCGAAATTGTGATCAAATTCGAGAATATTAATTTGTAATATTAAATAAATATATAGATACTATTAATTATTAATATTTTTCAATTAATACTATCTCACTAAATTATTTAACTAAACCTATAAAAATATAAAATTAATTTATTATATAATATTAATATGGAATATCTTTTAGCAGGAACAGTTTTAGGCGCAGGCTATTTATTAAATTCAAATAATAGTAATGAACAAGAAAATAATATTGATAATATAGAAGTAGAACCAACCCAATCTGATATATATAGTTCTGATCATTATAAAGTTACTAAATTAAAAGAGTCAAATATAGCTAATGAGCGTTTTAATAAATCAAAAAATGCTATAGACACTAATATTATTCCTCCTCAGTTTAATAATAGAATTATTAATACCCAAAATAATTCTGTAAAATATTTACAATATCCTAATAAAATTACACAAAATAAGAATAATAAAGTTATTAGTAGTTTATCGGGTAAACCAATAAATTTTGAAGAATTTACACATAATAATATGAGTCCATTCTTTGGTAGTAGTGTAAAACAAAATACATATGAATTAGCTAATCAACCATTACTAGAATTGTATACTGGTACAAGTAATTTATGTTCTGAAAAAGATGCTATTAAACCTATGTTTAATCCTCATAAATCTAATACTAATGGCACTCAAATTAACACAAGTGAAGTATATAATAGATTTGTTCCTTCTAATATTAAAAATAATGAAAAACCTATTGATTCAGTTCTAGTTGGACCTGGATTAAATAAAGGATATACAAATGTTCCTTCAGGTGGTTTTGGACAAAATGATACAAGAGATTTTATGTTACCTAAAACTACGAATGAACTTAGAGTTCTTACTAATCCAAAAATGAGTTATAGTGGACGTATTAATGCTGGTAAAAGTACTATTGTAAATCGTCGTAAATGTGGAAAAATTGAAAAATATCGTCCTGATACATATTCTAAATGGGATAAAGATCGACTATTTACTACTACTGGAGCTTTTACTAAAGAAAAAAATAAATCATGTTTAGTTGTTAAAGATACTAATAGAAAAGTTACTAAATCATATACCGGATCCGGAGCACCTGCTACAAGAAAAAAAGAAAATTGTAGATCTAATGTAAAAATTTCTACTAAAAATAATTATCTAACATCTGGACCTAGAAATATGAATATAGAAAATAAAAATACCAGCGATTATGGTAAAAATGCTATTAATCTTGCTACAAATGAAAGAGATATTACCGGTACTCGAACTCACACATCTAATTTAACTGCTATTGTTAAAGCTATTATAGCTCCTGTTGAAGATATTTTTAGAACAACAAGAAAAGAAAATGTTATTGGAAATGTTAGACAAACCGGAAATTTTGCTACTACAAAAAATAATAAACAATATGTTTATGATCCCAATGATATTGCTAAAACTACAATCAAAGAAACTACTATTCATGATAATAGTACAGGTCATTTAACAGCACCTAATAAATTAACCTCATATGATCCAAACGATGTCGCAAGAACAACTATTAAAGAAACAAATATTCATAATAATCGTACTGGTAATATGATTAATAATAATAAGATTACTGTATATGATCCTAATGATATAGCTAAAGTTACTATTAAAGAAACAAATATACATAATTCTAGACATGGGAATATGGAATCTAGAGATCGAGGGTACACTTATGATCCTAATGATCTTGCTAGAACTACTATCAAAGAAACAAATATCCATGATAACCGACAAGGTAATTTAGATACTCGAGATAGAGGTTATACTTACGATCCAAATGATGTTGCCAGAACTACTATTAAAGAAACAAATATTCATGATAATCGACAAGGTAATTTAGATACTCGAGATAAAGGCTATACTTACGATCCAAATGATCTTGCTAGAACTACTATCAAAGAAACAAATATTCATGATAATCGACAAGGTAATTTAGATGCTCGAGATAAAGGCTATACATATGATCCGAATGATGTAGCCAAAACTACAATCAAAGAAACAAATATTCATGATAATCGACAAGGTAATTTAGAATCTAGAGATAGAGGCTATACATATGATCCAGATGATCTTGCCAGAACTACTATCAAAGAAACTAATATTCATGACAATCGTCAAGGAAATTTAGAATCTAGAGATAAAGGATACACTTATGACCCTAATGATATTGCAAGAACAACTATTAAAGAAACTAATATTCATGATATACGAACAGGAAATATGGAAAATAGAGCTACAAGAGGTTTTGTTATAGATCCTGAAACAGGAAAAGCTAGAATTACTAATCGAAATACTTTAGAATCAGAAGAAACTGTACTGAATATTAATTTACCAGATAAAGGATATACCTATGATCCTAATGATATTGCCCGAACTACTATAAAAGAAACAAATATACATGATAATAGACAGGGTAATATGGGAAATAAAGATATAGGATATGTATACGATCCAAATGATTTAGCTAAAACTACCATTAAAGAAACTAATATTGATAATACTAGAAGTGGTAATATTAATAATTTACAAGGTAATGAAGGGGGATATCTTACTAATCCTAAACAAATTATAAATACTAATAGAGAATTTACAACAACTGAATATGTTGGTGCTATGGATGGTGATGTAAGTTCTAGTGGTTTAGGATATCTAACTAATGAAAAAGAAGCTCCTAATACTAATAGACAATTTTCTACAAAAGAATATACTGGAACTGCTGATAGTAATAATAGTAATCCTATGTCCTACAGTGATTACTATAATGCAACACTGAATGAAATTAGAGAAGGAACTTTAGAAGGTAGACAACCAACATTATCGAATGTATCTTTAGGTGTAGGAAAAAATATGATAAATCAAGAAACTAAAAAAATTGAAGGAGATCAAATCAATTCTAGGGAACTTAATACAACAAAAATATATAATTCAATTAATTATATAGATCCATGTTCAGTTACTACCAGCAAACAAGTGATTGATAATGAGAAAATTGTAGATAGAATTGAACCGTCTACATTAGACGCATTTAATAATAATCCATATACTAAACCTCTAGATAGTTATGTTTTTAACTAAATCCTATTAATAATAAAAATATTATTAATAGAATTAAACTTTACATTTTTTTATCCATGGAGTATCTCCACATTTTTGATTCGTTAATGTACGTTTATTGCTAGTTGACTCCTTCCATACTGGACGTTTATTTTTATCTAATATTAAACATTTTAGTATTCCATTACTTCTTATATCACATTTATCACCCTCTTCTCCATTGAATCTATTATAATAATCACCAGCACTTATTCTATCATCTTTAATCAATATAGAATCTGATGTCTGATATGGAATGTGTAACTTGTATAAACCATCTTTTATATCTTCATCAATAATTGCCTTTGCTTGCAAATATACTAAATATTCTATATTATTTTTGATATATTCCTGTTTTATATCTTCTGTCCAAAATAATCCTATATATTTTGTATTATAAGAATATTCATTTTGTAAAAAAAATCTAATTTCATCTATATTATAATTTTCATATTTTAAAAGTAAATTTTCTATCATCTTAGAAGTTAATTTTTTTTTCTCATATTTTTTATCTAAAACATCATTATTAGTTATATCTAAAGTTTTACACTTACCTGATTCCCATTTACATTTATTTTTCCATGGATCTTCACTACAACAACCATTTCCATTCTCAGCGTAACAAGTTTTACCTTTAGGACCTTTTCGTCTTGGGATTTTTTTACCTTTATCCATTATATATTCACAAATTTCATCTTTATTAATACCTGAACCGTTTATCTCTTTTAGATATTCTTGTAAAATTTTTTTTCCTAATTTACTATTTATATTAGTTTTTCTATTTGTTTTAGGATTTATTATTTTGGAATAAATCATTTTATAATATATTCCTAAATAAATACTATTAAATTTAATAATATTAAATTAATTTATATAATTTTTTAAAAATTAATAAATTAGTTGTTAAATGTTATGAAATTGTAAAATTATTTATAAATTTATAATGATTTGTTTGTATGAATTAGATTAGATTAAAATTTTAAATAGAGCTATTGCATAACTGTAGCACTAAAACGAAGCATGCCCCCCAACGTTGATTTATTAAAATTATTTTCTATTAGTGTCCTGATTTCATTTTGGTCATGACTACGATGTAGAACTTCTTGATTATCAAATATTATCATTCTTTCACATCCAACTCCATTTAATGGAATTTTATCAGTAGGTTGTGCTTTGTGTGGCTCCATCTTATCCCAATCGTCCCAGTTGTCAGCCAGCAAACTCTCACTTGTTCTGTTAGACGGTGTTCTTATTAAAAGTCCTATTATAGGTTTTTCAATTTCTTTGGTAAAATATAATCCAATTGTTATATTATCTAAACCATCTTTATGCCATTGAGTAGTCTTGGTTCTTAAATGAGCGCTTCCAACGATATCTGTACGCACAAGTAATTTTATATTTTCTATATCTTTGTAATTAGATAAATATTTTGTTGCATATGTAAGTGAACGTGCTAAATTCCATACAAATAATTGACTTGAAAAAAGATTTTTATATAAATACCATTCATTAATTGCCATACCCAATCGGGGAAAGTATTCAGGAACTGTTAGTGGTGGTTGTTCACTAAATTTCCATGCCATCTCATCATTTTGGATCATATCAATAGAAATAGTAAACATGTTAGAAATCGTATTATATTTTTTTTTTTTTTCAAATATGAACTCAGGTCCTTGTACAAAATATCTTCCAAGTATATCTCTATTTGGTTTACCTTGTTTAAAACTAATATCTGTATTTATTCTGTGCATTTCATTTTCAAAATAGTTTAACATTATACATAATTCTTTACTTTCAGTATTTAATGTAAAATAATGAAGATGTCCTTTGCTAGATTCATGTTTTTTTTTTATCATTTTTAATATAATACCATCGTTAATTAAAATATCATTTTCATTTAGTAATAACATCCTATTATTAGTAATTGAGGATCCTCCTATCAATTTGCCAACTTGTCTTAAATATTTATGTAAAATTAGTCGTCCAGTCTTAGAATAAATAGATACTGTATGCTTTGTCTTGGGATTAACAATTTTAGAATACATATATATTATATTTTGAAATAAAATAAAAAAATTTATTAATTTTTTCCTTTTAATTTTTAACCTATGTTATTTATATTACTATAATATTTATCAATTCCAATTAATAGGATCTTTACCCCATTCTATTAATTTATTATTTATTTGAGAAAAGTGTTTACATCCAAAAAACCCTCGATATGCAGATAAAGGACTTGGATGGACAGATTCTAATATAAAATGTTTATTTGTATCTATTAAAGACTTTTTAGCTCGAGCAAAATTACCCCATAATACAAATATTATATTTTCAGACATATCTGAAATTTTTTTTATTAAATTATCTGTAAATTCACGCCATATATGACTATGTGATTCAGGACATTTTTCTCTAACAGTTAATGCTGCGTTAAGAAAAAGTATACCTTGTTTTGCTAGATCCTCAAAATTACTATTTTTTCGTTCAATTTGTAAATCATTTGATATTTCTTTTAAAATATTTTTAAGCGACGGAGGATTATCGATGTGACTATCTACACTAAAAGCAAGACCATTTGCCTGTCCTTTGCCATGATAACAATCTTGACCTATAATTACAAGTTTTAATTTATCAAAATTAAAATACTTAAATGCTTGAAATATTTTATCAATTTCTGGTAAAATAAGTAATGATGGTTCATATATTTTTTTTTCTTCATTGATATGATATGATATAGTATTTAGATCATCCAATTCAGTAGATTTAAGTATTATTTCTTTCCAATCTGTATTAATGTTGTTAATCTGTTGAAATAGCATTATAATTCATTTTTTTTATTTATTAAAGTATTAAATCAAATTTATTTTAAAAATAAAAAATTGAAATAATAAATAGGATACTTATTTATTATTTGCGTTGAGTTATTTAAATTAAATTCTATTTTTAAATAAAATGAATAATTTCCATAATGTACTCATAGAAGCTAAAAATGAATATACTAAACAACTAACAAGAATGTTAGCTCCTTGCATATTTGAAGGTTTAGAATCAGTTTATGATTATGTACAAAAAGATAATAAAAATAATCAATATCTTAAAGAATTTCAAAATCATTTAAGTGATATTCCAAAATGGACAAAAGATATGATAATAAAAGAATATGATAGAGTAATATTAAAAATAAATTGTGATTGGATAGAAGATTTAATTACAGCAGTATTTGTAAGTCATACTAAAGTATTGACTGCTATAAAAATGACTGATAAGAGTAATTCTATAGATTTAAAAGTTCCTAATGGTCATCATTTTTTACATAAATGCTATATAGAATCAGCAAGACAAATATGGAAAAGACCTTATTTATTTGATCATAAATTAAATAATTTAGAAAAGCAGAGAAATTTAAATGAAGCTGAAAATATTATTATATATTCTATAGAAGAAACAGTTAGAAATTTATTACCAGTGAGAACTATATTAAAAGAATATTTAGGGACAAATTATGAGGATGATTTAGAAGATGATATATCACAACATATACCCAGAGCACATCAAAATAATTTAAAAAATATGGTAAAAAAAGAAATAGAATTATCATTAAATAATATTGATAATGTAGATGATAACGACGATAATTATTCAAATTATAAATTAGAATCAGAAATTTTAGAAAAAAATAGCATAGAAGTAAATAGTAACAAAGAAGTTGATTTAATATCACTTAAAAATGAAGGTTTAAATGATAATGATAATAAAAAAATTAATGATATAGAAAGTGATAAAGATAATAATAATAAAGAATTAATGAGTAACGAGATAGAAATAATTAAAGATACAGAAAGCTATAAAAGTGAATATAATAATAATATAGAAGGAATTAAAGATACAAAAAGCCATAAAAATCACAATGATACAGAAAGTTATAAAAATGGCAATGATATAGAAAGCCCCAAAAGTAAATATGATACAGAAAGCCATAAAAATGAATACAATAAAGAATTAATGAATAATGATATAGTAAGTGATAAAATTGGCAATAATATTGAATCAATGAACAATGATATAAAAGAAATTAATAATACAGAACAAAATACTGATATAAATAAAAAAATGCTGAATATTGGTATAGAGAAAAATAATGATATAGAAAACAATGAAGATATAGAGTTATATAATAGTATAGAGAAAAATAATGATATAGAAAACAATGAAGATATAGAGTTATATAATAGTATAGAGAAAAATAATGATATAGAAAACAATGAAGATATAGAGTTAGATAATAGTATAGAGAAAAATAATGATATAGAAAACAATGAAGATATAGAGTTAGATAATAGTATAGAGAAAAATAATGATATAGAAAACAATGAAGATATAGAGTTAGATAATAGTATAGAGAAAAATAATGATATAGAAAACGATGCAGATATAGAAAATATAAATAAATATACAATACTAGAGTTAGAAGAAGAATTAAATAAAATAGCTGATAAAGGTAGTTTGACATTAGCATCAAATTTGGATAATAATATATTTTATAACGACGCTATATATTACAAAAACTAATAACTATATATAGAAAAAAAGAATAAGTGATAAAAAAATAAAATAATTTTCTATGTTTGATTTATAGATGTTAGAAATAAATCAAACATATATTTTAATATCATTGGGAGGAGCATTAATTTCTTCAATATTATATTATTTATATAAAAATCAAAGTAAAACAATAGTTAAAGAAGATAAGAATATAAAAAATTATTTAGTATTATCTACGATAATATGTATATTAATATTTATTGGATTAAATATTAACAAATACATTGAATCCGAAAATTCTATATTAGGTTCGAATTTAGAAACTAAGGAGATATTATACGGAACTCCAAATTTTTAAAATAAAAAAAAAATTTATGAAATAGTTTTTTTAACATTTACAATAGGACCTTTTCTTGAATTTCTCATTTCATTTAAATCAATACCTTCTTCTTCATCATCAAAATTTGGATTATAATTTTCTGAATGATATTGCCAAAATTGTGGAGCACCTAAGCGAAAATTTTCGTGACTAGTTGCTTTGTACCAAAAGACTTGGTCTTCTAATTTATTACTTTTAGCATTATTATTAATAACTAAACATTCAAAATTTTCAGTACATTGATCCATTACTTGTGAAAATACATCAAATGAAGGGAACATTCCAGCATATTGTTCATATAATCTTTTTCGATTTGATACAATATTTTCTCTTAAAATAAAAGTAAAATCAATATTTGTTCTTAGATTAGGAGGAATACCAAGAGCATACTGCATAGTAATAATAAACATAGCTTTATAGTGACGACCATTCATGAACAATGATCGAATATGTTTACTATTTACCCATGATTTATCATATAAACAGTCATCTAAAATTATAAATCCACGAGGATCAATATTGGAAAAACCCGTATCAGTAATTTCTTTATTAATAGCAGCAATAACTTTTTTTTGTCTTTTAAGCATATTAGAAATAATTTCTTGACGATATTCACCATGAATAAAAATACTAGGCATAATAGATGAATAAAATGCGTTAGCACCTTCAGTTCCAGATATAACGGTACCAACAGGTATATCTTGATGGTAATATAATAAATCTTTTACTAAAAAAGATTTACCAGTTTCTCTTTTTCCAATTAATACAATTACCTTATCATCATTAATCATATTCATGTCAAATTTTTTTAATTCGAAAGGCATATATAGTATGATATATATGTTTTTTTTTAATTTTGTATTTACGCATCAATTTTCATGAAAATAAGAGAAATATTATCATTACTACCATTTTCGATGGATTTAAGAATGAGATTATGAGATATCTTATTAGTATCATCAGAATTATATTTTTTAATAATATCAATAATCTCATTATATTTAATATAATCCCAAAATCCATCAGTAGCAACAATAATAAATAAATTTTCATCAATAAAAAAATTGTAAATATCAGGTATAACTGATACAGGGCTATTAATACCATCATATTTACTATTTAAAATTTTTAATCTAAAATCACCAAATGATCTAGAAACAGATAATTGATTATTAATTCTATAAATTTTATTATTAAGAGTCACTTTATTATTAGAATTAATAATTCTATAATATTCTATAATTTCATTAGGACGGTGAAGATTTGTTTCAAATTTTTTTTCAAATTGATAATTAATAAACATAGATTTAGAATCTCCTAAATTAATAGAAATAATATTATTATCTAAAATGTATAAAATAATTGCTGTACTACCAATACGATAAAAAAAATTTTTCATTAACATTTTGTCAATAAAAATAAATTCTTTGGATATTTTTTTTGATAAATTTTCTATATTAATATTTAAATTCTTATAATCTAAAACATATCTATTAATATTTTTTAATAATTTAGGTAGAATATTAGAAATATCATCTCCACCATGACCATCAAATAGTGCTATAGCTTTAATATTTTCGATAACATCAATGTAGTAATAATCTTCCATTGATTTACGATTACCTTGTATTCTAAGAAACGATGCGTTAAAGAGATTATGATATATTTGTTGAATTTTATATTTTGAGATTAGATAAGAATCCTTTAAATCTTTTTGATCAATATTTTTCATGTTATCAATATTTATAGAAATATGAAATAAATATTATAGGAAGTTTTAAATATAATATGATAGATAATATTATAAACAAAAACCTAGGACTAAAGATCTTTAAAGAAGAAAAAAAAGAAATTTTAAATAGATCAGTTAAAAAAAACTTTAATATTAATTCAATAAATAATTTTTCACCAATATTTAACCTATTTACAAATAATTTTATTTATAATATTAATTTTAATAATTCAAGACAGATTATAAAATTAAAAAAAAAAAAAGACAAGTTCATATAAATGGTGGTATATATGTAGGAGAGATAAATTATAGAAATAAAAAATATTTTACCAATATTTTTGTAAAAGAATCGAATATTGTAAATTTAAATAATATTTCAATAAATAGTTTAAAAAATTCTACCGATGAAGAATTATATTTAAAATCGTATTATAAATATAATTTAAATAGTAGTTCAAATATAGAATTATTTATATTATATATAACATCTAAATTATATGAACTAGATATTAGTCCAAATTTTCAATTATTTTATGGCTTTAGCAATGTAAATATGAAAAAACTAACAACAGAATTAGAAAATACAGAAGAATTGAAATTTTATAAGAAAATAATAAAATCAGATAAATTTAAGATAAAAATTTTTAAAAATAATAAGAGATATTATGTAGAAAGATATAATATGCCATGTTTATTATTATATAGTGAAGTATTAGATAGTGATTTACATAATTATATAAGAAAATCTGAAAGAATATTAGAACATGAATGGTGTAGTTATATTTTTCAAATAATAGCAGGATTAACAATTTGTCAAAAATATTTTAATCTATGTCATAATGATTTACATTTAGCAAACATAATGTACAAATATACGGAAAAAAAATATTTATATTTTGAATATAAAAATAAAATATATAGAATTCATACATATAATAAAATTTTAAAAATAATAGATTGGGGAAGAGGAACATATGATTTTAATAATTTTAAAGGACAAAATACTATATACAATTCAGATGGGGATGCATATGGTCAATATATTTATAGAAGAATAAATAATAAAGGGAAAAAACCTATAGATTATAATTTATCAACAGATTTAGTAATATTTGGAAGTAATATAATAAATGATAATTTATTTCCGAAAAAGGGAAATCTGCGTAAATTAGTAAAAAAATGGCTACAGTATGATAATTCGTCAATAGAATATATAGATAAAAATGAATTTGATTTGTACATTAAAGCAGCTAAATTTTGTAAAAATGCAGTTCCTAAAAATCAAATAGAGGAAAGTATATTTAATAAATTTATTATAGATATTAAGAGTATAAATAAAGATGAAAAAATATATAAATTGGATTAATAATATATATTCATTCATTTGAACTAGTTTCAATAAAATTATCATAATTATTTTCATTATATTTAGAATTAGATTCATTAAAAGGATATGTAGACCATGTACTTTTTTCATTAAATATATTACTATATAAATTTTTTAAATCTACATTTGTAATTTGTTCTTCATAAAAGGTTCTAGGAATATATCGATATTCAATAGTAGGTGGAGGACATTTAGAATAATTATTTTTATATCCAATGGTGATACATACTATTCCAATAATAAAAATCATTAAAATAATAGCTTTCATATTATTAAATATAATAAAGATTTTTTTTTTTTAAATTTAATATTAATGATTAGTATCTATTTTTTTGAAGCAAGCCAAGGATCTTCTTCTTCTAATTTTTCAGTAATCTCGTCTAATTGGTTATTTTTTTCTTTAGCAATTTTAGAATCTTTTATAGCTTGTTCTTTAACATAATCAACATGTTCCCTAAAATGATCATCTTTAGAATCTTGATTTTCTTTATATTTTTTTACCAATTCATTCAATTCACTTTCAAAATATTCTTGATTTTCAATCTTGTGAGGATTAGGATCCCATGGCAACCAAAATCCTACTTGTCCAACAAATACATTAAAATTTTTATCTTTTTTTTGTAAAAGTTTAGCACGGACTTGAGCTTCCTGCATAGTATCATATACACCTCTAACTTTTACACCACGAACGGTGGTTTGAAAATCATTTTTTTCAGAAAATTCTTTTTCTAAACTTTCTGATCTAGTATATAAAAAATCATCAAACTTTTCATCTATAGTATCTAAAAATTCTTTATCTAAATTAATATTTTTTTCATTAATTAAATTAGCTAAAAATCTACGTACCATAAATAAATTTTTATTTTTTAAAACATTTTCAGGTGAGATAAAAGATAAACAAACATATCCCTGGCCTCTTATTGGATCATCAGCTTCAAGGAAATCTTCAATAATATTTTTACTAGTTGACTCAGTATTCATTTATATATGAATAAATATATATAGAAGCTTTAAGTAAATATTAAAATAAAAAAAAATACATTTTATATTAAAATTTTTTCTAATTATATTATATAATAAATAAATGGATAGATTACAAAAAGAAATAAGTGATTTACAATCCGCTTTCGATTTACAAGAAGTTATAAAAAGAGCTGTAAAATATTTAATAGAAGGAGGCGCTGTAGCAGTAGCTGCCTATTATATACCCAAAAAGAAAATGGGTATTGAAGAAATAATTATGATTGCTATTACAGCAGCCGCTACATTTGCTTTATTAGATATGTATGCTCCAAGTATTGGCTCCGCAGCAAGACAAGGAACTGGTTTTGGTATAGGTGCTAACTTATCCGGATTTCCAAATTTATCGTAAATTATAATCGAAATAAATAATAATATTATTTCAATTATATCGTTTTAATATATTGCCATTTTAATTCTTCACAAATTTTTTTCCAAATTTTATCTTGTTCTGCTAACTTTTCTCTAGATTTTAATAAACTAAAGTGTTTTAAAAAATCATCCATTTCTAATAATTGTAAACATTTGTATAGAACATAAGAATAAGATAAAAAATTACTTCTTTTATTTGGACAATTATTCATCCAAGGAGTTTGTATTTCTTTAAACATTAGTCTTAATTTTTCTTCTACATCTCTATCTATTATAGGAGCAGGTCTTCCGCTTAATCTATTTATAATATGGGGTACATGTTCATAATATTTGTTTAAATTTAATTTTTTAAGGACATCTCTTACCTTAGTTATTTTTAAATTTCTCATATCTACATAACTTTCTTTTAATAATTCACTTTTTATGAGCTTGTATATATCTTTAGATATATCTGTTGATTCTTTAGCTTGAAATTGAGCGAGCCATTCATTAAAATGATTGATACGTTTATATGCGAAATAACTTATTTCTCTAGGAGGTTCTTTGTAAGATGGCTTATCGGAATCTATCAAAATTTTCTCTTGAGTTGCACAATTGGGACATATCATAATACCTTCTGATTGATAAAAAATTCTTTCTACATAACATTCTCCACAATAATCTAAATCTATGATTTCTTCATTATTTTCTATTACATATTTATTATCAATATAATTAAAATATTTATCAATTATTTCCATTTTAGAAAATTGTTTATAATTTTTTTTTTCTATAGACTTTGATTCAAATTCCTCAGAATTATTAGATTCCTGACTTAAATTATCTTCCTTGATAACTGATTGATTACTTAATTTATTATTTTTTGTAAAAAAATCTACAACAGAAATATTCTTATTTAGAGATTCACTATTTTTTTTTTTTTTTTTTTTTTTTTTTTTTTTTTTTTTTTTTTTTTTTTTTTTTTGTATTTATTCTATCTTCATCGTAATATTGATATAACATATGACTAGTATCCATTAAATATTTGTTTATATTAGAATATGTTTCTATTGTATTTATTTCTTGATTAATTAATTCTATATCTTCTTTTAATTGCATTTTATTTTCTAATTCTATATCTGACAATGATGTTGCTGGTTTTGAATTTAACTGATCATATTCTAATTTTAATTGAGACATTTTTTTATATTTTTTATTAATATTTTTATTAGTATCATTAAAATGTTTTATTGTATTAGTATGTTCTGCATCTAATGTTATACGCAAATCCATTTGAGGAATCTTATTTCTAGATTTTTTTTCTTTAAATAAAACCATTTTAAATTAAAAATATAATTTAATCTTTAAATAGAATTAAAATTTTATTCGTTATATAATTTAATAAAAGATATATAGTATATTTTATATTAATTCATGAAGAATACAAATTTTGATTTAGATAATCTAAATTTTCATAAAATGTTATTTATTTATAATGCCATTTTAAATGGTTGGATAGTAAAAAAAAACAAAGATAATAATTTTGAATTTAAAAAAAAAAAAAAAAAT